AAGACTTTTTCAATTATCTAAGTAAACCTGCTGTTACAGATGAACAAGGTAATACGATGACAGGTTATCAACGTGACCTTGCTAATCTTTCTGATGAAGATGCCCTTGCCAAAGAAATGCTTGATGCTTGGCTTATGTTTACTGGTGGTACATATAAAGACTTAATCAATATGGCAGTTAAAGAAGATAATGTTCGTAAGCTAAAGATTATGTCTGAAAAACAACGTAATGCTAAGAGTATCAAAATTGTTACTAAGCGTAGTGGCAAGACAGATATTAATGACCTTATGTTATCTTAATAAGTAACAATTTAATTAATAGTTAAAAGTATGTATAAACTTAGGGAAGTTTCTCGTGGTAATTATGATGACCGTGGTTATTCTAATGAAGAGACCATTGCTCATCTTATGATGGAGAAGCCTGAGGATATTAATGGTGTTCTTACCTATACTTATGGTATGGATGATGACCGTTTTCCTCTTACATTTCTGACAGAGGGTCAAGGTAAGACTGGTACTGTTGATATTAGTAAGGTTGAGTGGGATTGGAAGACTATGGGTCGTATGAAGTTTAACGACTATGTTCTTTATTACAATACCGCTAATGCTACACCTGGTAAAGGTGGTGCTATGTTTGAGGTTGAGTTTGCTACTCACTGGCTTATTGAGCAATATGGTTTGATTGCTCCTGATGGTCGTACTCAAGTTCGTATTATGAAAGACCTTGGTGCTGGAGCACATGGTGGTTATCTTTATCGTTTGAAGATGACAACTCCTAATGCCAATGCTTTTGTAGACCTTGAGAACCTTAAAGTTGGTAAGTATTGGAGTATGACTGCTCCTACTATTTCAGAGTCTTATTCTAAGGGTAACCGTAGTAATGTTATGGGACCTGGTAAGATGAAGTCTCAACTTGAGTTCCATCGTTATAGTAAAGAGATTGCTGGTAATCTTGCTAATACAGTAGTTGAATATGAGTTCCAAACAAAGAGTGGTGGTACTACTAATCTTTGGATTAATGAGGAAATGCGTCAATATGATATTCAATGTCGTATTATGGATGAAGAGCGTCTTTGGCTTGCTGAATACAATCGTAATGAGCAAGGTGAAGTTACTCTTATTGACCCTGACAATGGTCAGCCTATTCCTCATACTGCTGGTATGATGCAGATTTGCCGTGAGAATAACTATGATACTTATGGTGAAATTCTGCCTCTGAGTAAGATTGAGCGTACAGTTGGTGATCTTCTTGATAAAGATACTGATACTGGTCAGATGGAAGTTGTTCTGTTTGGTGGTAAAGGCTTTATTCAAGACTTTGATTTGGCCATTCGTAATGATGCTCGTTCTGAAGGATTTGCTACTCCTCTTGGTGATAAGATGATTGAGGACTTTAATGGTGGTCTTTCTTATGGTAAGTACTTCCGTCGTTATAAGACTGTTGATGGTCATATTATTACTGTAGAGCATTTGCCGTTCCTTGATACAGGTACTATTGCAGAGAATGCTCGTTCTAATGGTATGATTCATCCTCGTACTGGTTTGCCTATTACATCTCACCAATGCTTTATGCTTGACTTCTCTTCTTATAAGGGAATTCGTAATATTCGTAAGGTTCGTCAAAAGGGTCAAATTTATAAGATTGGAATTCTTAAAGGTCTTACTGATATTCCTGCTTCTTGGGGTGCTGTTCCGAACAATTCAATCTCTACTGAAATAGATATGAGTCGTTATGAGATTAAGAACTCCTATGGTCTGCAAGTTAATAATGCAACCAAGATGATGCAGTTGCAATGTGTACTCTAACTTTATAACTTTAAATATAGAACATTATGCCATTGAATATTAATACTAATAAAGGCGAAAGTAAAGTTCCAACTGGGAATCCAGAGAGCATAGAGACTAGTGATCCTAGTCTTAATGAAAGCTATGTTGAACAACGACATATTACTATTTCTCTAGTTCACAATTATTCTCTATTCCGAAAGGTTAATATGAAGACTATGGGACAGCGTACTGATGTTATTGGTTCGTCTGTTCATAGTAGTCAAGTTCTTTCTTCTAATAAAGGAGAAGTTGATGCTTATTTTCCTCAGATAATCGGATTGTCTCCTAGTAATCCAGATTTTATTGGTAAAGTTAAGAATTGGTTGAATAACATTCATTTTGTTGTTAATGAGAATGATGTAGATATTAACGCAAGTTTTGTTTGGAATCAAAAACGTGATTATCTTGCTTTTGCTAAGAAAGAAGATAAGATTAATGAGGCTTACGATAAGATTGACCGTTCTAATCTAGCAACAATTCGACAGGCTCTTAAAGATAAGATTAATGCTATTAATACTCTTGAGAGTGAGAAATATAAATATGGTCATCCTCAAGACCTTCAGCAATATCTTATTTATCGTCATTGTCTTTTGTATAGAGATGTAGCTAAAGATACGGCACTTATTAATAGTGACCCTAATGTTCGTTTTTATATTAAAGATAAAGATAAAGAGGCTGCTAGACAACGTAAACTTCTTGACCTTCGTAAGAAGGCTATTAGTAGGTTTGTTCAGTTGTGTAGTACAGATAAAGAATTT